AAATAGGTGTTGACACCATCACTCAAGTCTATACAATGGGCCACATCAACAAGGGAAAGCGCTACGGCCTAACCTGAGTTGCCTTGAAGTTAGTAGCTTCTGACATGCGATCCCAAGGGTGCCAAGTGTCGTTAAGGAAGTCGAAAGCAACAAGGGCAAACAAAACGCTTGACACACTGATTCAACGCTGTAGAATACGCCACATCAACAACGAAACACGCTTCAACCGCTCTTTAACAACTTGGTCGAAACATGGCCTGAAAGGCTCCGAAAGGACACCTACAGGCATCGCTACAAGGCAAGCTCTGAGCCTTCCTTTAGCCTCTTGCAGGACCCGAACAGAGTTCATGGGTACGGTCTTGCAGGGTGCTAAGGGAACAACTCAAAGGGCATCACCATGGCACGCAAGCTAATCGCTAAGCACTCGAACAGCCTCACACTGGCAAGCGCCAAGGTATATCGGGATGCTGAGTGGAATGAATACATCGTCACCTTCTACAGGAACGGCGAGAAACAACACGGCGCGGATTATCACACTGATGATCGCAAGGACGCCGACAAGACTGCTGCATCATTTGTAACCACTATCGAATCCTAAGGGGATCACTATGAAAGGCTCTAAATTCCTGCTGTCCGCCGTTGCTGCAAAACTGGTCGCTGCATACACTCAGTGCATCGCTGAGTATCGTCAAGTCATGCCACTGGCTACAGGCATCTCCAATGATGCGCCGGACACCTTCGAGAAGCTCAAGGCTGAGGCTGCTAAGGGTCGCTTGGTAGTAACCACTGAGTTCTCTGAAACGGCTATCTACGGGATCTCTGGTAATGTGACGTTCCGTGTGTTCCACGACTACGGCCACTTGCTGTACGACAAGGAGTTCACAACGAGCGATGAGATGGATCTCGCAGCCATCCAGTGGCGCGATCTGGTCAAGTACATTGAGCCAGAATGGCAAGGCATCTGCCGTGTGGTGTACTTCGCTGACACCTACGAACAGTCGTTCTTCGAGAGCATCCATGGGAAGTTCCCTGAGGATCAACGCCGGTTCGTGCTGGGTCACTTGAACCACTGGCTGGATGGTCTGGTGGAGTTGAACTGATGCAGGGTTATGGTCGCTTCCTAACGTGCCGGGCCTGTCTCTACGGGGCCTATACGGCACACGCTTGGGCTCGCTTGTTTAACTGCAAGTGCATCAACCTCAAGCTGCCAAACGAGCTGTAAGGCAACTCAAAGGGCTCCTAACGGGGCTCTTTCGGTGGCACTATCGCCGCTATCGCAAGGAGTTTCACAATGTCTAACCTCACTATCGCCCTGATCGTTATCGCCGTCTACGCTGTATTGTGCTCGGTCGCAATGGCAGTCGCTTGGTACGGCTTGAAGGATGAGCCAGCGATCTACTTGACCAAAGAAGGCTGGCACCGCAACGGCTTCAAGGAACGCACCACCTTTGAGAACATCTTGAAGGTCATCTTTGCGGTCTTCCCGCTGACTTTGAGCCTGATCAGCTCGCTCTGGCAGTACGCCGCAATGATCGCCATCGTGGTGTTCTTGCTGAGCCAACTGACAGGCTGCGCGGTTAACGTGGTGGTCATGCCAGACGCAACCATTCAGTACGGCTCGGCCATCGACCAACACGTCGATCAGAGCCAAGTTACACAAGGGCAGTAAGTCAAGTCGGTGGCCTTCAAGCGAGGGCCATCCGCTGGAACATCAACCCTAATGAGGCATCATCATGCAACGCTACAATCGCACCAACTTCACATCATCGAGTGTCGCTAAGCAGCTCATCGCGGCTGTCAAAGAGGTGCTCATTCAGGGCCACTCGGCCTACCTTGCGAACCGTCAAGGCAAGCGCTGGATGCGTGCCAGTGTTCACGGTGAGAACTTCCAAGGGACGTTCCACAAGCAGACCTTTGAGTTCTACGCTGGGTCTGGTCAAGACGTGGGCGAGCTGATCTTTCAGGCGTCCTTTGAGTGGCCCCACGAGCTGCAAGATGAGTTCTTTCAGTTGCTCGGTGAGCTGAGCCGCTTGACGGACCATCTACACAACGTGGTCGCTAAACGTGTCGCTGAGGCTCAAGCCAAGGCTGACAAGGAAGCACGGGACAACAAGGCCGCTGAGCTGTACATCCTCAAGCAGGCCGGTGCGACCCACAAGGCAACTGACAGCCTTGGGAAGCCGGTCTACCTGAGCTACAAGAAAGCATGGTTCGGCTTTGGCAAGACCATCACTCGAATCTACAAGGTCGAGGAGGGTTTGTTCGGTGGCTTGCAGGTTCACAGCCAAGAAGTCAACGGCGAGGCTTTCACCATGGGAGGTTTCTTGTGAGTCAAGTTCACGTCTTGAACCAAATGACACTGGGCATTCCCTCGGCCAACAAGTACTCGCCATGGCTGCGCAAGCACCTGAGCATGGTCAAGGAGATGGCCGAGTACAGCGAGGATGTCGAGCCGATCACTGGCAAGATGTACGGACCGGCAAGCGCTTGGGCTGGTGTCTTCGAGGGCATCACGCAGCACGGTCCCGGCGTCTACTCTTTCCCGTACCTCAACCCGGCCTTCTGTGAGGCCCTCTTGCTGGAGCTGGGAGGCTTGGACTACACGGTCAATGAGGAGGAGCCAGTCGAGGCGCAAATCCCTGAGGTGGTCTTACAGGAGCTTTGCCCGGTGCTTTACGAAGTCTTCCGGGCCTTCTGGTTTGACGCTGCGATCCCGCTGAGCAAGCTGCTGTTTGGCCTTGTGCCTGACAGGCTGACAACGGTGCAGGCCGCTAAGTACACCCTTGAGAACACCTCACGGGGCCACTGGCACACCGATCAAGACTCAGACGTTACTCTGGTAGTGGCACTGAGCAATGACCACGAGGGAGGTGGTACAGAGGTCTACCAAGGACCTTTCCGCGACACTATCGTGGTCCCTCAGTTGCCTGTAGGGCACGCAATGTTCTTCAATGGCAAGGCCAACCAACACTACGGCCTGCCAGTCACACAAGGCGAGCGTAACTTGCTCGTACACTGGAGCGAAACCAAATGACACACCGCAACTTCCAGCCTCGCAAGCCGGGGCTGATCGACAAGCAAATCCAAGCGGCCAAGAACCTGCGGCACTTCGCAACCTATCAGGCTCGACCTGAGGTGAAGCGTGATGTCATGGTGGGCATGTATGGCGGTCGCCCGCTGACTGCTACCGGCGCACTGCTCCTCAAGGAGATCCATGTGGAAGCCCTCGCAATCGCCCAGTCTTACAGGTTGGCGTACAGCGACCAAGGCGACTTCACTGGTGTCTATCGTGGAGGGTTCTACTGATGGAAGTCAGACAAATCCGCTTCAAGGTTCTCCGCGAAGTCGAGTCGAAGGTGGTCTGCAAGGGCTCTGGTGGCCGCTCCGGCTCGTTCATCAAGACGGTGGAGCAGGCGCAGCAGCGTGACTGGTCGCTGGGCCTTGGGCCTTGTGGGCGGGTAGTGACCAAGCTGGAGATGGTGATCTCTGAGGGCCTCTTGGCGATCTCCCAAACGTCTTTCCCGATGGGTGTGGACGTGAACAACGCAGTGCTGGCACGTAAGGAGCGCGAGATCAAGGTGTTTTACTACAAGATCTCCGAAGTTATCGGCAGGATCGAAGCAACTCAAGTGTAGTCTCAAGGGCGGGAGTTTAAAAACCCTCACTGAGGCTACAGACTCAAAGATCTCTCTTAGGTTACTCTTAGAGTTAATCTTTATCTTTATCTCTCAGTTAAAAGCTCTTAAAGGAATCTTAATGGGCATCGAAGCATTCAAACCAGCAGCGCACGACTTCACCGACATCAAGGAGTCTTCATGGGCCTTTGAGAAGCTCTCTGCGATCTACGGACCAGAGCTTGCAGCGACTCAGTTGTCGTTGGAACACGAGGCGTACACGCTGGGCGAGGAACGTTTCCTCAAGGGTCTTGAGCGTCAAGCTGAGCGCGGTGAGTTCTCGAACAACACCACGGCCAAGCCTATCCTTGAGACCATTGTGCCTCAGTTGTCCGCTGCGCTTACCGCGTGGTGTGACCATCAAGTGAACAAGGTTCGCCGCAAGAACCCTGCTCTGAAATACTTTCTGGAGATCAACCATGACGTGGCAGCAGCAGTTACAGTACGGTGGACGCTCAATCGCATTGCACAACGCAGTGGCGCGCCTACAGTTACAGAACTTGCCTGCTCCATTGGCGGCGCGATTGAGGAAGAAGCTCGCTACGGTCGGATTCGAGACCAAGAACGAGCCCACTACGACAAGCACATTCGCAAGGCCCTGAACCAACGCAACGGGATGACCTACAAAAAGGCATTCATGGCTCAGGTCGAAGCGCACATGCTTGAAGCTGGTGAACTCAACGCAGCTTGGGAGGAGTGGGACGCGGCAGACGGTGACATCCGGTATCACGCTGGCATTCGCATGCTGGAGATGCTGATCGAAGTGTCCCAACTGATCGAAGTCAAGCGGGAGCACGCTGGCAACAAGAAACTTGACGGTGAGTACATTTACCTCAAGCCGGAATGGGCCGACAAGCTGGCATCTCGTGCCTACCTGCTCGGTGGTGTCAACCCTCGGTATCAACCGATGGTGGTGCAGCCTCGACCATGGACCGGGATCATCGGTGGCGGCTACTGGGCAAAGGGTCGCAAGCCTCTAAGCCTGATCCGAGTGTCCTCTAAGCGGGCTCTACGCCGTTACAAAGAGGTGTTCATGCCTGAGGTCTATGACGCGGTTAACATCGCTCAGAACTCCGCATGGGCAGTCAACAAGCAGGTCTTAGCGGTAGCCAACGAGGTCATGGGATGGAAGCACGTTCCAATCTCTGAGTTCCCTTTGGCCGAACGTGAGGAACTCCCTGCGAAGCCCGAAGGCATGGACGACTCCGAGGAGTTGCTCAAGGCGTGGAAGAAGGAGGCCAGTGGGGTCTATCGCAGAGACGCCGCAAGGATCTCTCGCCGGATGTCCTACGAGTTCACTCTCGACCAAGCCAACAAGTTCGCAGGGTTCGAGGCGATCTACTTCCCGTATAACATGGACTGGCGTGGCCGGGTCTATGCGATCCCATCGTTCAACCCTCAGGGCAACGATATGACCAAGGGGCTCTTGCAGGCTGCTCAAGGAGAACCTGTAGGGCTTGAGGGAATCGAATGGCTCAAGATTCACGGGGCCAACACGGCGGGTGTCGATAAGGTCCCGTTCAACCAACGCAAACAATGGGTGCTCGACAATGAAGAACTCATCTTGGACATTGCCCGCAATCCGCTCAACAACACCGAGTGGATGCAAATGGATAGTCCCTTCTGCTTCCTTGCTTTTTGCTTCGAGTGGGCTGGGGTTAAAGCTAATGGCGCTCTACACGTTAGTGCCCTTCCCATTGCGTTCGACGGTAGCTGTTCGGGAATCCAACACTTTTCCGCGATGCTACGAGATGAACGTGGCGGGCGTGCAGTCAACCTGCTTCCCTCTACCGAAGTGCAAGACATCTACAAGCTGGTGGCAGATGCCGTTAACGAGCAACTCCGAAAGGACTTCGCCTCGGGAACTGATGATGGCTGCAAGATCATCACTGACGACAAGTCTGGGGAGGTTCTGGAGAAACGAGAGCTTGGAACCAAGGGAATGGCAGCAGCTTGGCTTGAGTACGGTGTCACACGGTCGGTCACGAAACGATCCGTAATGACGCTGGCCTATGGGTCGAAGGCTTACGGCTTCACGGACCAAGTGCGAGACGACACGGTTCAACCTGCAATCGACAGCGGCAAAGGACACATGTTCAAGGACGCGCAGCAAGTTAGCCGTTACATGGCTGGCCTGATCTGGGACGCCGTGAGCGTGGTAGTGGTCGCAGCGGTTGAGGCGATGAACTGGTTGCAGAAGGCAGCTAAGCTGCTGGCGCAGGAAGTCAAGTGCAAGGAGACCAAGCAGATCGTCAAGCCTTGCATGCCTGTACAGTGGACAACACCGGACGGCTTCCCTGTTTGGCAAGAGTATCTGGTCACTGAGACCAAGCGCATCGACCTGATGTTCTTGGGTGACATCCGCATTCAGGCAACCGTAGCGGTTCGCCAATCGGACAAGCTCGACAAGCGCAAGCAAGAGTCTGGGATCTCCCCGAACTTTGTTCACAGCATGGACGGTAGTCACATGCGCCGAACTGTGAGACACGCTTTCAAGTCATACGCAATCGGGTTCTTTGCGATCATCCACGACAGCTTCGGCACCATCCCTTCGCAGGCTGGAAAGCTCTTTAAGGCGGTCCGTGAGACGTTCGTATCGACCTACCAATTCAACGATGTACTCAACGACTTCCGTGATGAGTTCTTGGAGCAGCTACATGAAACGCAACTCGAAGATATGCCGCCGATCCCTCAGAAAGGTGATCTCGACATCCAGCAAGTCCTTCTTTCGGATTTTGCTTTCGCCTGACTACCGGGCAACGATCCTCTGGGGCGCCTTCTGGGTGCTCTATCTGGTCTACTTCATCTACGCCCTGATCAACCCGCTTTAAGGAGTCACCATGAACCGCCAACGTGAATGCATCCAGTACGCCAACAAGGCTGTACGAATTGTTTCCTTCGATGTGATCGACCGCCCCGGCTGTGTCGCTATCGAGGTCATCAAGTGCCGGGAGACTGGCAAGGTAGGCATCAAGATCGTTCAACGCTCGGAACTCATCGGCGCCCTGCTGGTAAGTTAAAAACCCTCACTACGGTTACACAACTCAAATTCGCTCAAGGAGATCTACCAAATGAACGCACAATCCGGTTTCGTTAAGACCCAACGCTCTGCTCCACGTCGCTCCGACGATGAGATGCAGGCCCTGCGGTCCCGGAAAGGCAAGCGCAACAAGAGCCAACGTGGTCAGCGCACTGAGTGGGAGGCTGTATGAAACAGCAACTCGCTGAACTCTCTGCGGAGATCCAAGTGGACTATCCTCAGGCCCGCATTCAGGTGTGGCGTGAGATCTCGTCTAACGCTTGGTCCCTGCAAGTGATGTACAATGCGACCACTGCGGTGGAGGTACGTGGGATCAACTATGAGGACCTCACTGAGGACTTCTTGTGTGATGACCTGCTGCCTGCCATCAAATGGCTGCGCACTGGTGGTCAGTTCGTCTCTGTCAGCTACGACAAGGCCAAGGCCACCACCAAGCACCTCAACGAAACCAAACAAGCAATCAAGGAGATCTCCCAATGACCGCTCTTACCTGCACCATCCGCACCACTTCCAGTATGCTCAACAAGCGCACCCTTCTGGTGGTCTCCGAGGCTCAAGCTGGTGATCGTGTGATCCCGATGGGCCGTTGGATCTTCGACATCCAGTTTCTGATGTCCCACAAGGGCCTCAGTGGTTCCCTTGAGGAGCGCATTGAGCAGACCCGCCTCATGCAGCAAGGTGTCGCGGAGGAATCCCTGCGCCGTGTACTCGCCAACGTAGCCAACAAGAAGAAGGAAGCCTAAGATGAGCACCATTCGACCAGTAGTGATCGACACCAACCCACACCGTCCGGTTGACTTCTCCGAGAAGGCCATTGCGAAGGTCATGAAGTCGCACTTCGTCACCTTGCAGGTCAAGGAAGACGGTTGCCAACTGAACTGGGTAGTCGAGCGCCTCTTGCAGGGCGACAAGTGGGTCTACAACGAGCACTTCCTGAGCCGTGAAGGTAAAGCCTTTCCGGCCCTCAAGGGGCTCCGCGTGATGTCCGATGAGCACTGGGACAAGTTCTTCAACCCGAACCTCGGCGGTGGCCTGTACCGTGAGTATGGCGGCTTTATGATCCAAGCAGAGATCATGGTCCTGAACCCGGATGGCACCGACAAGGTGTGCGCTGAGACCTCTGGCGCTCTGGGCCGCAAAGAGGAGCTGCTGACGCTGGATCAATTCCGCATCGTGGCCTTCGACCTGATCCCTCTGAGCAACGTCATCCAAGGCGGTGACTACGAGGTTATGCAGTCGGTTCGCATGGTTCGGCTGGCTGCGCAAGGCACGTCGATCAAGGACACCATCAAGCGCTACGCCCTGCCTGCCTTCAACTTCGAGGTGGTCTCTGAGGAGATCGCAACGGACTTCGAGAGCATCCAAGCGGTGTACGACATGGAGCGCCACAAGGGCAAAGAAGGTCTGGTCATCAAGGACCCGATGAGCCCATGGAAGCGCGGCAAGAAAGTCGGCCAGTGGAAAAAGATTCCTGACGACTGCTGTGATGGTGTCGTGACTGGTCTCATGTGGGGCACCAAAGGCAAGGCCAACGAGGGCAAGGTGATCGGCTTTACGGTCCTCACTGAGCACGGTGTTGAAGTCGAAGCCGGTGGCATCACGGAAGACCAGAAGGACGAGTTCACCTCGAACGTTCTTGAGCACGGCCATAGCTTCTATGATGGCTACGCGGTCCGCATCACGTACAAAGAGCGCCTCAAGTCGGGCTCGTACCGTCACCCTAACTTCGACATCTTCCGGGGCATCACTGACCCGTACATCAAGGAGTAACATGTCCTACAAATCGCCTGAGGAGGTCATCGCAGCGTTTCACGCGCTGCCTTTGGCCCAGCAAGTCAAGGTAATGCGCCTACTCATGGAGTGGCAGTACTCTGACGATCTTCAACACGACATCCACTACGCCATCGAAATGATCCTTAAAGGAGACACACAATGTCCGCAATCATCATCGCAACCAGTGCAGCACTCATCGCAAGTTCCGCTGCCAGCGGGTCTCACGGTTCCTCTATGCCCATGACCCACACGGGTGAACTGCTCGCCATCAACGCGCTGGTAATGATGGTGATCGCCTTGTGTTTCCTGTTCGCGGCAATGACTCGCAGCTTCTACTCGAAGTGGGAGGGCCGGTTCGCAACCGCTGCGGCTGTCTTTGGGATCATCGGCGTGGCATCGCTGGTGGCTGGCCTGATCCATGACGTAGTGGTGGCAGCATGAACTTCTGGACCTTCGCTTTCATCTGCCTGATCGTGTTCGTAATGATCGGCGTGTACATCGGCCACAACCGCAAGCCAAACAAGGAGGCGCGTGAGCTGTATGAGAAGACCCAACGCGAAGCAGCGGATCGTAAGCAGCGTGAGGAGGAGCAGGGCCGCGAGAAGAATCGGCAAGCTGTGTTCCGCCAAGATGCTGTTGGCGCCTTGGAGCGCATCTTATCGGGCCGACTGTCTGAGGAATTCAACGCCAGCTATGGTCCTCATGGCCGGGACATGGATCGCTTCGAGCGGTCCTATCCAGAGGTCTACAAGTTCCTCAAGCTGTTCAAGCACCACGAGTTCCGAACTGAGGACGTGTTGAGCCTCAAGCTGAAAGTTGGTCGCCAGCAAAAGGTGATTGACGCTCAGGCGCAGCAGATCGGAATCCTGTTGCAGAACCAAAAGGACATCTTCAAGGCGCTCCAAATGGGCCAGCCTCTGGAGTTCGCTGAACCAACTCAGGAATAACCCAACGCCTCATCACCTTCGGGTGGTGGGGCTTTTTTACGTCTGGAGGACTTGACATGCTAAACGGTTACGTGGTACTCGCAACAGGCGCGATCATTCTAAGCGGAATCCTCGTGCTCTCGTGGTACATGGCGAAGTGGTTCCCACTGCCTCGGCCAATGTCCTACGCATATTTAAAAACCCTCACTGAGGCTACACAGATCGAATCCCTACCAACACTCAAAGGAGACTACTTCCATGGTGATTCTGCACAGCAACAAATACACTGCCCCAAATGTTCACATCCGTACCAACAAGCACACCAGCCAAAAGGTGCTCAAGAAGAAGCCCCAGATCCACAAGCAGGACGGCAAGGTGTACTTCGTTTTGCAAAGCGACCTCGACGCCGCTCGCCAGTACTGCCAGCGACCACTCGTGTCCTATAAGGGCAACTGGCCCCGCTTGGCTTTCCTCTGGGCTCGCGTGAAGGAGTATGTCAATGACTGAGATCATCGCCCTGAACTCTTTGCGTGGTCGCTCAGGCAAGGACACTCTCTTTGAGGTCCTCGTTGAGAACGGCGTAAAGATCCGTCGAGTGGCCTTTGGTGACAAGCTCAAGGAGATCTGCTCGCAGAACATCGCCTTGGCCCGCTCCGAGGCTGCTGAACTGGAAGCCCACATGCACACCGATGAGAAGGACGTGCTCAACCATCGACTCGCTATCGTTCGCTTGCCGGACAATGGCTACAAGCGCTGGCTGACTGCTCAGGACTTCGCTGAGGCTGCTCCTCGTTCGCTGCGCTGGCATCTACAGCAGTACGGCACCGAGTATCGCCGCAAGCATCTGAACGATCCCGATGTGTGGTTCCGTGAGGGCCTCAAGGAGATCGCTAAGACGCCTGAGGGCGAGATCTGTCTCGTGACCGACATGCGCCAGCTCAATGAATACTTGAAGCTGGTCGAGATGGGCGCCAAGACGGTGTTCCTTCTGCGTGAGTGGTACGTGCAAGGTGTCGATGACGCTGCACTGCACGAGACCGACACGGCTCTATTGACTGAGCCATTCGACGCCTCTGTGATCAACCGCTGGGGAGATCAGCAAGGCATGTACCGACAACTGGTAGAACAAGGAGTCCTTAAATGAAAGGCTTTAAAGCACAAGTGAAACAACAAGGTGAGATCGAAGAAGTGACCATCTACGCGGTGGACATCGACGATGCTCTCGAAAAGGCCGAGCGTGCCTTCGGTCCTCAGAACGTGACCCGTGTTCGCACGATGGTCGCCCCGGATGTGAACTGGGAGGTGACTCAATGAAGCGCGCACAGGGCGGTTGGCGTTCGATGCCTGATGGATTCCTGCACGTTCAAAACTTCACCGTGACCAAAGCGTCCGGTATGGCTGGCTGTGTGTACGTCCACATTCTGGATGACCACCAGCGCCACATCGTTGAGAGCATCCTTATCGAGCGTGCTGTTGCCTGCGAGGAAGCTGCTGGCCCTGAGTGGGCGAACGCAGCGCACCACTTCAAGCATGGTCAATGGCGGTTCCGTAAGGCGTTCTTGAAGAACCACTTCAAGCAGGCTGTCCACGAGGCGACCAAGGCGATGCACACTCCGGTGCTGCGTGTCTTCGAGCAGAAGCTGTTCGCTGAACGCGAGTCGCTTTAAAAACCCTCACTGAGGCTACACAAACTCACACTTGAAAAGGAGATACACAATGGCTGGCTTTAAGAAAGAATTCTTCTTCACCCCTCGTGGTGTTGTTGAACCCTACTGCGCTCTGCAAAAACCTGACTACGGCAACGAGGAGAAAGGCTTCGGCAACCCTCGTGGCGTCTGGAAGGTCAACCTGACCCTGCCGAGCCGTGAAGCTCAACCGATCATCGACCGCATCGTGCGCTGTCACGAAAGCAACTGGCGCCAGATCCAGAAGGACTGGGCGAACGGCGGTGAGGCTGCGGCCAAGGCCAAGCTGCAACGCGGCAAGACCCTGCTGCAACCGTATGAAGGCCAACTGCCGTTCTTCGAGAACGATGATGGCACCGTGACCTTCAAGTTCTCCGGCTATGCGTCGTTCCTCGACAAGAAGACCAACGAGAACAAGGCCATCGACCTGCGTGTCGTGGACTCGAAAGGCAAGCGCATCGACAACGTTCCGGCAATCGCTGGCGGTTCCGAAGGCAAGGTGCGTTTCTCCATGTTCGCCTACGGCTTCTCGAACGTCGCTGGTGCATCCGTCAAGCTGCAACTCGACAGCTTCATGCTGCTGCTCTTGAAGGAATTCCAAGCGGGCTCCGATGACTGGGCAGATGAGACCGAAGACGGTTTCGTTGCTGAGGCTGGTAGCTCTGACTGGGATGGTCACGACGATAGCTCTCAGAGCCGTGGTCATGTCGATGAAGAAGTGCCTGACGAAGAAGATCCATTCTAATGGCCCGCTACGGGGGCGCTAAGAACGCACGTTCTGGTGCCTTTCGTTCCGGCCTTGAAGAACGCAACGCGGCCCACATTGAGCGCAACGGTTCGACCTTCGAGTTTGAAGGCTACCATGTGCCCTACGTGGTCCCAGCGCGTGACGCCAAGTACTACCCCGACTTCCTGTTGGGGAATGGCATCTTGATCGAAACCAAAGGCATCTTCGAGACCGCTGATCGGCAGAAGCAGTTGCTCATCAAAGAGCAGCACCCTGAGCTGGACATCCGGCTGGTCTTCTCGAACTCGAAAAGCAAGCTCTACAAGGGCTCGCCAACGACCTACGGTATGTGGTGCGACAAGCACGGCATCAAGTACAGCGACAAGCTCATCCCCTTGAGCTGGCTGAAAGAACCCTCAAAGACAATCCCTAAAGGAGTGTTGATTCGCAAAGGAGACAAATGATGGCAAGAGTTCAGTTTCAACCAAGGACACGAACCGATTTGATCGTGGTCCACTGCGCAGCAACCAAGGCCGACATGGACATTGGCGTGCGCGAGATCCGTCAATGGCACCGTGCCCAAGGCTGGCTGGACGTTGGCTATCACTTTGTGATTCGCCGCGATGGTCAAGTCGAGGAAGGCAGGCCACACAACGTGGTTGGTTCTCACGCCAAGGGCTACAACTCCATCTCGCTGGGCATCTGCCTTGCTGGTGGGATCGACGCCAAGGGCAAACCAGAGGACAACTTCACTGATGCACAAAAGGCTGCGCTCCATGCGCTGCTCTGGCGCTACACCAGTGGAATCGAACACGATGGGGCTTATCGGGATCTACCGGTGGTCGGGCATCGTGACCTCGATAGCGGTAAAGCCTGCCCTTCCTTCGATGTCAAGTCGTGGCTCAAAGGGCTCCAAGAGTAAAGAACATTAGGGTCGCCTTCGGGCGGCCTTTTTGCGTTAAGGAGGTTGACTAATGTATTACGTTTTGATCCGCACCAAGAAGGGCAAATGGGGCAAGACTATGTATGGAGCACGTCGCTCTGACAGCCCTCCCTATGGCTTCGGTGACGTGACCAGCGAGAACTTCAAAGGGATTCCCTTCAAGTTTGAAGCTGATCAGGCGCTGCAAGCGGCCCGCCAAGATCACCCTAAAGAAACCTATCGACTGGTTTATTCCGAGGAGGAACTCTAATGGTCAACGAACAGGATATGAAGCGAGTACGCCGACTGCTGGCACTGCTTCGCGCTGAGGGTATCGACTGCATCATCGCTGGCGGCTTCGCTCGTGATGTGTTCTTCGAGGCTGACCCAAAGGACATCGACATCATTTGCGGTGGCGTCGATCACTACACCATCTCCACGTTGTTCGAGGAGACTGGCACGCTGACCCGTAGCTACCCGAAGTACAACGGCCCTGAGTCTGATCGCTTGGCCGGTGTCTGGAAGATCCTCGATACGAATATCGACGTGATCCTCTACGAGGTCCCTACGGCTCTGGAAGCAGTCGGCAAGTTCGACTACAACCTCAACCAATTCGTCTACAACGAGGAGACCGAGACCAGCCACTATGTGGGAGATGGTACTTGGAAACGCCTTGTGCGCCTGCGTGATGATGCCCGTGGTTCTCGTCAAGAGAAGATGGAGCAGAAGTTCCGCGACCTCGTTGAGCCTGTCATGGCGAGCTACGACGAACCGTTCTAAAGGAGGTCCCTATGGACGAGGAAAAAGAAGGCAGTGTGTTTATCAAGCACATTCCCTGCGAAGACTGCGGAAGCAGTAACGCGAACAGCTTGTTCAGTGACGGCCATGAGTACTGCTATGCGTGTCCACCAGACACCGCGTGGAAGAAAGGCACCATGGAAGGCGATGGACCTAACCGAGTAGCGACCACGGCCCATAAGGACACCTTGAGTTTCGGTGACGCCCAAGGGCAGTTCCAAGCGAGACCTAAACGGGGCCTCATGGAAGCTGTGTGTCGTCAGTACGGTTACTGGCTGGGCAAGTACCACGGCAAGCATTACGAGATCGCAAACTACTACGACTCGGCTGGCAACTTGACTGCTCAGAAGCTCCGCACGCCCGACAAGGAGTTCTCCTCGAAGGGCAAGCTGAGTCCCAAGTGCCTGTTCGGGCGCCAGCTCTGGAATGGTGGTCGCAAGATCGTTGTTACGGAAGGCGAGATCGACTGCCTGTCCATGGCCCAGATCCAAGGTGGCAAGTACCCTGTAGTGTCCATCCCAAATGGCGCTGGTCCTCAGGCCAAGGCTGCTGCTGCTGCTAACTATGAGTACCTCGACCAGTTCGATGAGATCATCCTGTTCTTCGACATGGACGAACCGGGGCGTCTCGCTGCTCAGGAGTGCGCTGAGGTCCTGCCACCGGGCAAGGTCAAGATCGCCACACTCGTGGGCTTCAAGGACATCAACGAGGCTCTCGTAGCGGGCAACGCCAAGGCTGTGACTGATGCCATGTGGAACGCTGCTCCATTCGTTCCTGATGGTGTGGTCTCTGCGCACGAACTCTTGGAGCGCATCAAGTCCAAGAAGGATGAGCCGGGTATCCCACTGATCGGCCCCGACGAGTTGCTCGCTAAGACCAAAGGTGCCCGACCGGGCGAACTGATCCTGATCACATCGGGCTCTGGTTCCGGTAAGTCCACCTACGTGCGACAGAACGTGTTCAACTGGTTCTACACTCACGGTATCCCCGCTGGCGTTTGCATGCTTGAGGAGTCCGTAGAGGAGACCGTACAGGACATCGTTGGTCTCTACATGAACAAGCGTATTCGACAAGAGCCCGACTCGTACACCGAGCAGGAGTTCGATACAGCGTTCCACCACATCTTTGCGAGCCAGAAGCTGCACCTCTATGATTCCTTTGCGGAGTCCCAAGGTGATCGCCTCATCGCCAAGATGGGATACATGGTGGACGTGATGGGTTGCCGAGCGATTGTTCTCGACCACATCTCGATTGTTGTGTCGGCCATGGATGATCTCAACGATGAGCGCAAGACCATCGACCAACTGATGACCAAGCTCAAGACGTTCGCCAAGACAAAGGGCATCGTGATGGTGGTGATTTGCCACTTGAAGAACCCTGAGAAAGGCACGCCGCACGAGGAAGGCCGTCAGATCAAGATCACTGACCTGCGTGGCTCTGGCTCGCTGCGTCAACTGAGCGACACCATCATCGCTGCTGAGCGGAACCAGCAAGGAGACAATCCGAACTTGGTCCTGTTCCGTGTGTTGAAGTGTCGCTTCACTGGTGAGACGGGCGAGGCTGGCTACATGCTGTACAACAAGGCCACTGGTCTTCTGGAAGTCACTCATCTGACCAACGATGATTCTGGCGACTGGAAGGGCCAAGAGGAGCCCGATCAAGACGAACCGTTTTAAAAACCCTCACTGAGGTTAACCAAAGGGCATTCTCACGAGTGCTCTTTCATGAACCCCACATAGGAGATCCATATGAACTACAAAACCATTCGTGCCTATCAGTTCAAGGCCGACGAAGCTGTTGCTGCCCTTGAGGCTGCTGGAGCTGTCTGGACTGTAGGTAACGGCAAACCTCACTGGGCAATGCCAATCGTTCCCACGGTGGACGTAGAGGCCATCAAGAAGGAAGCCCGCAAGGAGTTCCTCGCTGAGATCATGGCGATTGACGCTCCGAAGCCTGCGCCAGTTAAGGACGCCTTCGAGACCGGCCCTCAGATTTTCCCTGATCGTCACCTCTACATTGGCCGCACCGCTAAGCTGCTGCGCATTCCGTCTTGGCACGGTTGCCCACAAGCATTGATCGGATCGTTCTTCACCGTGGACGAGATCAAGCACACCACCAAGTCCAACTACTCTGGCTACACGGTAGCTGGTTATCTCATGGGCCAGAAGGTTTGGTTCCCTCTGAGCTGCGTCAAATTCTAAGGAGGGCACCATGCTCATTACAGACATCGAAACTGACGGCCTTCTTCGGGAGGTCTCTCGGTTCCACTGTGCGACCACCATCGACTACTTCACTGGCGAACGGAAGGACTACACCGAGGAGACCTTTGCGGAGTACTGCAAGGCTCTCGAAGCGGAAGCCGCCAAGCCAGATGGTCTGATCGTGGGCCACAACTTCATCAAGTACGACATCCCGGCAATCCAGAAGCTCAAGAAGAAGTACTTCGGGACGAACCTCAATGTTCCCCGTAAGAAAGTTCTTGACACTCTGGTCATGTCCCGATTGATCTACTCGAACCTGCGTGAAACCGATGGTGGCTACCTGCGTACAGGCAAGCTACCCGGCAAGCTCTACGGTTCTCATGCTCTCGAAGCGTGGGGCTACCGTCTGGGCGAGATGAAAGGCGAGTACAAGGACCAGTTCATTAAGGACCTTGACGAGCGGGGCATCATCTACGAGAAGGGCATGGAGTGGCGTGAGTGCAATCAGGCAATGATCGACTACTGCGTTCAAGACGTTGTGGTCACTCGTGCTCTGACGATGAAGCTCATCAACGACAAGTACTACTTCTCCGAGGACGCTGGCCCTGAGGGCATCCGAGCGATCCAGCTTGAGCACCAAGCAGCGTGGACTCTGGCTCTCATGGAGCGCAATGGGTTCCCGTTCGATACCGAAAAGGCCGAGCGTCTCTACAGTGATCTAAGCGCACAACGCTCTGACATCATGGTGAAGCTCTTGAAGACCTTCGGGTCTTGGTACACACCGAAAGGTGGCTTGTCGATCTTCCTGCACCCTAAGACGGGCAAGGAGCTTCCTAAGTACCCACGGGTCAAGTACCCAAAGGTCGGTGGGATCTTCAAGAAGCAGACCGCTGCCCAAGCGAAACGCGGTGAGTTCATTCAGGACACTCGTGACTTCGTTGAGGGCGCTCCATACACCCCGGTGATCTTGGAGACTTTCAATCCGGGTTCCTCTGCGCACATCGTTAAGGTCCTCAAGGACGCCGGTTGGGTGCCCACTGAGTTCACTGACAAGGGTGCGCCGAAGGCTGACGATGAGACACTGGATGGTGTCCGCGTAGATGACCCTGAGAAGCAGGCGTGCATCGACTTGGTTCGCCGCTACCTGATGCTGCAAAAGCGCATTGGTATGCTGGCCGAGGGTGACAACGCTTGGATGCGAATGATCTGGGACGAGGATGGCTGCATCCACGGGAACATCAACCCGAACGGCGCAGGCACTGGTCGAGCGACTCACAGCTACCCGAACATGGGTCAGATCCCTTCGGCCAAGTCCGAGTATGGTCCCGAGTGCCGTGAGCTGTTCGGCGTGGTCACTATCCGCAAGCGCTTCAAAGGCTGGGAGAACGCTGTGCAAATGGGCACGGACGCCGCTGGCCTTGAGCTGCGCTGTCTGGGTGCCTACGGGGCTCGCTACGACGATGGGGCCTACGTTGAGCAGGTTCTCAATGGTGACGTACACTGGGCCAACGCACTCGCCTCAGGGCTCGCACCAGCGGGCTTGAAGCGTGACAAGTCGAACCACACTCACGACTCCTACCGAGACAATGCCAAGACGTTCATCTATGCGTTCCTCTATGGGGCGGGCGATGGGAAGATCGGTCAGATCATCGGCAAGGGCGCGAAGGAAGGTAAGGCGCTCAAGAAGGCGTTCCTTGAGAACACCCCAGTGATCGCTGCGCTGCGTGAAGCAATCGAATCAGGTCTCATCGCAGACCAGAAGTGGAACCAAGCGGCCAAGCGTTTCGACATCAAGTGGAAGCGCAAGTGGTTGCGTGGCTTGGATGGCCGTAAGATCCACGTAAGGAGTCCGCATAGTGCTCTCAACTTCCTGCTCCAATCTGCCGGTGCGATCATCTGCAAGGCGTGGGTAGTGGAGACTGAGCGACTGGCCTTCGAGGCTGGTCTCAAGCACGGCTGGTATGACGATGACGGTTCCGTTGGTGACTTCGCCTTCATGGCTTGGGTCCACGACGAACTACAGATCGCCTGCCGCACTCCTGAGATCGCCAAGCAGATGGCCGAGCTGTCTCAACAAGCGATCCGCAATGTGGGTGAGTCCTTCGACTTCGCCTGCATCCTCGATACCGATGCGAAAATCGGTGACACATGGCGAGATTGCCACTAATCAATAGGCCCTTCGGGGCCATCTCAAAGGAGATTCATCATGGCTAAGACTTTGAAGTTCAACGTATCGTTCGCCCTGACCGTTGGTGCCTGCACCGAAGTGACCAGCGCCTTCGCCAACATCCGTCACCAGACCCGTAAGAAGGTCGAGAAGGATGGCCTTGAGCTGGTCATGCAGAAGGCCGAAGCTGGCACCAAGCATCTGCTCAAGATGTATCTGGACGAGACCGTAAGCGACGAGCAGTGCCTCGTTGAGACCATCCGTGCCGGTGTTCGTCTGCAACTCCAAGAGATGCGCGAAGACGACAAGGAAGGCAACTTCCAGCGCATCGGTGACATCAAGGTGGTGCCTCGTGTCTGAGTACTTAAAGGTCCTTTGGGAACTCAAGAAGCAGGCCCGTACCTATCAGAGTGACTTTGTGCGTTCGCGCATCGCTCTGGTCAATGAGGCAGCTTCCCGTGGGCACATCTCGTGTGTGTCCGTGGCTGGCAAGAACATGGGCGTTTGGTCGCTCACGACTGCTGGTCAACTTTTCCTTTCTGAACATGGAGGTGCTCTGTGAGTAAACCATTGCGTATTGGCTTGGGCTGGGACATGGACTACATGATCTTCTCGGCCATGTCTGGAGCCGAAGTAGAGACCGACTGGGGCGACGATGTGTGGACCCTTGAGTGTGACCATGGGAAAGCACGCAACAGCCTGTACAGCGCTATGCGGGCCATCACCGAGCAGATCGAGGAGGACATCAAAAGGATCTCCCCTAAGATGCGCAAGGACGGTGCCTTCGAGCTGGTGGACTTGGCGATCATCTCTGGTGGTGGCAACTTCCGCATGGACGTTCTGGAGACCTACAAGGGCAACCGAGTGGGCAAACGTAAGCCTGTTGGCTACCGTGACTTCTGCGACAAGATCCTCGCCCAGCACAAGGAGAACTCGTTCTTCTGGCCGGGTATCGAAGGCGATGACGTTCTGGGCATCCTCTCGACCAACCCTCAGTTGGCTGGTTGCGACAAGGTGATCATTGTGTCCTGCGACAAGGACTTCTACACGATCCCCGGTATGTTCAAGCGTCTGTCTGATGGCTCCTTTAAGGTGTCCTCTGAGGCCGAGGCTGATGCCTACCACATGTACCAAACGCTGATCGGTGATACCACTGATGGCTACGGTGGAATCGTTGGTGTGGGTCCTGAGGCCGCTAAGCCGTTCCTCGCTGATCCGGTGATGTTCTATCAGGACACCAAGATCATGAAGTCCGGCCCACGGAAAGGCCAAGAGGTTCCCTTCTGGACATCTCGACCGCCAACCGATGAGGAAACCTTGTGGGACTGCATGGTGTCGCTCGCTGCGAAGAACAACATGACTGAGGCAGAACTCCTGCAACAGGCTCGTGTGGCTCGCATCCTGCGTGACAGTGACTTCGATCACGAGACCAAGCAGCCGATCCTCTGGACTCCCGGTAGTTAAAAACCCTCACTAAGGCTATGGGACCCTTTAGGTTATCTCTTAAAGGTCCCTCATGGAGGTATCAATGCTTTCAGCAATTCAGTACTACATCGACAACCCTGATGATGTCCCTGATATTCCTCAGGCGTCAGCAGATTATCTGGCTGCTCGATGCAACGTCTCGTACATCCAACGCACTGGCATCCTCGACCAGCTCCGCAAGGAGGGCTTCTCTGAGCAAGCTCTTTATGGGTTCTGTGAGGGTCTTTCGGCAGTCGTTGAGATCATCGAGCTGATGCAAGAGCAGCGCCACCTACAGGAATAGGAGGTCCGCATGTGCTTTAGCAGCAAGACGAAACAACCTAAGACCAACCCTGAGTCCCTTCGAGCACCAGAGCCTGTCATGGCCGAGGAACCGAAGGGCGTAGAGTTCGGTGATGAGGACTCGGAGTTCGATGAGAACATCGGAACTGAGGGTCTCAAGGTCGAAAAGGAAACCAAAGCGACTGGCGAGGGCACTCAACGTTCCCAAGCATCTGACACCGGTGGTGTTAAGAAGTCGGCAACCAAACCGCGTAGCTCTATTCGCCGCGCATTGAAATAAGGAGAATCCTCATGGGCTTCGGCAAGAAACTGAAAAAGGCTTTCAAGAAAGTGACCAAGATCGCAAGTGGCGGTGGTGGTCTTCTGGGTGGCGGTGATGACAAGAAAGATCGCCCAGCAGCAGAAGTTGCGGCTCCACCACCAGCAGGCGCTGCGGCAGTCGTAGAGGCTCCGAAAGAAGACGGTGTGGATGCAGATGATGCTGACACCGAGGCTGCTCGCAAAGCTGCCAAAGCTAAAGGCAAAAAGAACCTGAGCGTGGCTCGTTCGAGCGGGAGTGGTCTTAATATTTAAGGAGGTGAACCATGGCAACTGAACGCACTGGTCTCGCTGAGGAAAGCGCAAAGTCAGTCTACGATAGATTGAAGTCTGATCGAGCGCCCTACGAGACCCGAGCGGAGAACTGCGCCAAGGTCACGATCCCCTCCTTGTTCCCTAAAGAGGCCGACAACGCCTCTACGGACTACACGACCCCATGGCAAGCTGTGGGCGCTCGTGGTCTGAACAACCTGTCCGCGAAGGTTATGCTCGCTCTGTTCCCGCTGCAAAGCTGGATGAAGCTGAGGATCTCCGAGTGGCAGGCCAAACAGTTGGTCGCTGATCCGGCGCAACTGGCTCAGGTAGAACAAGGGCTGGGCATGGTAGAACGCATCCTGATGGCCTACATGGAAGCCAACGCTTACCGAGTGACGCTCTTTGAGTTGATCCGGCAGTTGGCCTTGTGTGGCAACGGGTGCATCTACCTACCACCACCTGACGCAACCAGCTCCGCGTACAACCCGATGAAGCTCTATACGCTGCACAACTATGTCTGTCAGCGAGATGCCTTTGGGAACGTCCTACAGATCGTCACCTTGGACCGTGTAGCCTACGCTGCGCTGCCTGAGGATGTCCGGTCGAAGCTGGATGGTGAACACAAGCCCGATGAGGAAATCGAGGTGTACACTCACGTTTACCTTGACGACGAATCTGGTGACTACCTTTCGTATCAGGAGATTGACGATGAGGAAGTTGAAGGAACTGATGGTCAGTATCCCGGTGATGCTTGCCCATGGGTCGCTGTACGCTGGACCAAGCGCGATGGTGAACACTACGGTCGCAGCCACGTTGAGGAATACCTTGGGGATCTAAACTCCCTTGAGAACCTTCACGAGGCCATGATCAAGTTCTCTATGATCGCCGCTAAGGTCATCACGTTGGTGAACCCTAATGGCATGACCCAAGTACGCCGACTGGTTAAAGCCCAGAGCGGTGACATGGTTCCGGGCCGCAAGCAGGACATTGAGTTCCTGCAACTCGAAAAGACCGCTGACTTCTCCGTGGCTAAATCCGTGGCTGACAACATCGAGCAACGCTTGTCGTTTGTCTTCATGTTGAACTCTGCGATTCAGCGTGGTGGTGAGCGAGTCACTGCCGAGGAAATCCGTTACATGGCGCAGGAACTTGAAGATACCCTTGGCGGTGTCTACTCGATCCTCTCTCAGGAATTACAGCTACCTATGGTGCGTATCCTGTTGAACCAGTTGCAGGCGACTCAACAGATCCCTGACATGCCCAAGGAAGCCGTAGAGCCAACCGTAAGCACTGGCGTAGAAGCACTGGGCCGTGGGCAAGACCTCGACAAGTTGACCCAATTCATGCAGATGATGCAGATGATGGGCGCAATCTCTGGCGACCCTGACCTCAACGTGGCTAACCTCAAGCTGCGAGCTGCGAATGCTATTGGTCTGGATACCTCTGGTCTCCTGCTTACCGAAGCGGACAAGGCGAAGGCTCTGGGTCAGAACATGCTGGAGCAAGGTGGTGCTGCTGCTGCGCAAGGTATTGGTGCTGGTGTTGCTCAACAGGCGACTGCGAGCCCAGAGGCCATGCAAGGAGCTATGGACACCGCTGGCGTACAGGCTGGACCGATTCCCTCGGCTGGTTAAAAACCCTCACTAAGGCTACAGATAACATAACCGACCTATTCACTTAGGAGTTGAGTCTGTGGCCTTCATTCTTTAAGGAGATCTAAATGACTGATATTTATAGCGAATTCGGCGTGAACAACGCGGTGATGTCTTCGAGTGATCCTGTAGAGCACGAGCAGAACATGCTGGCTCTGGACGTTCGAGCCCGTGATGGTGACGACGAGCTGGTTCTCAACGACGACCAAGAGGGCTCCGAGGAGGAGCATGAGGAAGAAGAAACTGAGGAGCAGGAAGAAGACGGCGAGGAGTCTGGTGACGAATCCGGTGATGAGAGCGATGAAGGTGGCGAAGAATCCACTGACGAATTTGCTCCACTGGGAGAACCCGGCGAAGATCTGTTGGCTGCTTCTGCTCAAATCGACCAGTACGCTGAGGGCTTTGAGAGCCTGCAAGCGCAAGCTGTAGAACGTGGTCTCGACCCTGCTGTTGCCCAAGCGATCATCGCTGAGGTGGACGAGAACGGCGAGATCTCTGAGGCCAACTTGAAGGCACTGGAAGCTGTTGGGTATACCCGTCAGTTCGTTCAGTCCTACATTCAGGGCCAAGAGGCAATCACTCAGGCTTATGCTAACAGCATCATCTCGTATGCTGGCGGCAAGGCTCAGTTCGATGCCATCGTTGCGCATCTGGAAGCGAACAACAAGGACGCCGTTGAGACCCTTTACGGGGCCATCGAGCGACAAGACCTCGCTACAGTTCGCACCGTGATCAATCTGGGCATGGCTGGTCGCACCAAGAAGTTCGGTGCTCCTCCTGCTCGCAACCTGTCTCGACGGGCACCTGCAAGCGCTCCACGAGCACAACGTCAAACGGTCGCTGGCTTCGAGTCGAAGTCCGATATGACCAAGGCTATGGGCGATAAACGCTATGGCCGTGACGCTGCGTACACTCGTGAAGTTGAGCAGAAAGTGATCGCTTCGAGCTGGTAATTAAAAACCCTCACTAAGGCTACAGATAGGCAATCCGTCTGTCTGTTGTCCTAAAGGAAACCCTAAAGAAAACTCATAGAAGGAGATTCACAAATGGCTAAAATGAACGGCGGTCAACAAATTGGTAAGAACCAAGGCAAAGGCGTAAGCAACCCGGATGCTCTGGCTAACTTCCTGAAAGTCTTCGGTGGCGAAGTCCTGACTGCATTCGTGCGTCGTTCCGTTACCATGGACAAAATCATGGTGCGAACCATTCAGAATGGCAAGTCTGCCTCCTTCCCGGTCATGGGTCGGACCAAAGGTTACTACTTGGCACCGGGTGAGAACCTCGATGACAAGCGTAAGGACATCAAACACGCTGAGAAAGTGATCGTCATCGACGGCCTGCTGACCTCGGACGTGCTGATCTACGACATCGAAGACGCAATGAACCACTACGATGTCCGCTCCGAGTACTCCGCTCAACTGGGCGAGGCTCTGGCTATCGCTGCTGACGGCGCGGTACTGGCTGAGATGGTCAACCTGTGCAACCTGCCTGCCGCTTCCAACGAGAACATCGCTGGTCTGGGCGCTGCTGTTGTACTGGAAATCGGCGCTGCCGCTGACCTGACCGATCCAGAAGCTCGTGGTATCGCTATCCTGAAAGGTCTGACATTGGCCCGTGGCCGTCTGACCAAGAACTACGTGCCTGCTTCGGACCGTTCTTTCTTCACTTCGCCTGACGACTACAGCGCCATCTTGGCTGCTCTGATGCCGAACGCTGCGAACTACGCTGCGCTGATCGACCCGGAAACCGGTAACATCCGCAACGTGATGGGCTTCACTGTGATCGAAGTTCCACACCTGACCGTTGGCGGTGCTGGTGATGATCACGATGGCACCAACCAGAAGCACGCCTTCCCTGCGACCGCCACTGGCGATGTCAAGGTAGCTGCTGACAACGTGGTCGGTATCTTCAACCACCGCTCGGCTGTTGGTACTGTGAAGCTGAAAGACATGGCGCTTGAGCGTGCTCGTCGTCCTGAGTTCCAAGCTGACCAGATCATCGGCAAGTACGCGATGGGTCACGGCGGTCTGCGTCCTGAGGCTGCTGGCGCACTGGTGGTCACAAAGGCGTGAGCATCGTTGGCGTAACTGGGGTTACGATTGCTCCTAAGACTTCTACAGTCAAAATGGGTGCAACTCGTAACCTGACCGCCACGGTCGCTCCAGCTAACGCTACGAATAAGTCGGTGACGTTCGCAAGTTCTGATCCTCTCATTGCTACCGTTAGTGCATCTGGCGTGGTTACTCCCGTAGCTCCCGGCTCTGCCACCATCACTGTTACGACCGTAGACGGTTCCTTTAAGGACACCTGCGCGCTTACCGTAACGGCTGAGTAAACCGAACCCCTTGAGGTCCCTTGTGGGCTTCTTGGGGTTTTTACTTTAAGGAGGCTCTATGCGTTCTATTGAAGCAACACTCGAAACCGCTGAGGAACTCTCTGCGATCAACGATATGTTGGCCGCTATCGGAGAATCCCCAGTGAACTCTCTTGAGGGCGACCCTAACGCTGACGTAGCGAACTGCCGTCGAATCCTCAATCAGGTCAACCGCGAAGTTCAATCCCGTGGCTGGACCTTCAACATCGAGGAAGGGGCGACCCTGATCCCTGATGTGTTCTCTCGGCAGATCCCGTACATGAGCGACTTCCTAAAGATGTCCTCTACGGGCGGTACGCCTTACATCAACCGTGGCGGCTTGGTCTATGACCGGCTCAATGACACGGATGAATTCACCTCTCCCATTCAGGTCGATCTGATCCGCCTGCGAGAGTACAACGAGATGCCTGAGTGTTTCCGTTCCTACATCATTGCGAAGGCTTGTCGTCGCTTCAACATCCGATTCTTCGGTGCTGGAGAGATCGAAGGGGCTCTGCAAGAACAGGAGCAGGAAGCGTGGCAGATGATCAACGAATATGAACTCGACTTCGGCAACTTCAACCTGCTCGATGGTGACGCATGGGTTGGCGCTAAGATCAGTCGTTAAGGAGGTCTTATGGGACTTGTTTCACAAAGCGTTAAGAACCTCAAAGGCGGGATCAGTCAGCAACCTGACATCCTGAGGTTTCCCAATCAGGGCGCCTTTCAGGAGAACGGCTGGTCCTCTGAGACCCAAGGGTTACAGAAGCGACCGCCCACGGTGTTCGTTAAGAAGCTCGCTGACCAAGGATCTTTCGGTGGTCAACCGCTGATCCACATGATCAACCGGGACGCCGTAGAGCAATACGATGTGGTGTTCACTGGGACCTCTTTGAGGGTCTTCGGGTTGGACGGTAAGGAGTACGCGGTGCGTGGCTATGACGGCTACGCGAACACTTCACAGCCTCGTAAGGATCTGCGGATGATCACAGTGGCCGACTACACGTTCGTGACCAACAAGATCAAGGTAACGGATATGGGCAAGACCATGACGCATGCCGGGGCCAAGCCTCTGGGCCAGCGCTGTGTAGTCAACGTGCGTGGTGGTCAGTATGGTCGCACCTTGAAGTTCGGCATCAACGGCTCAGACTCTGACGCTGTTCTGGGCATGCCTGCTGGTGATGTCGCTGACTACCCAAGTCCACCACCGGGAACACCAGCCAAACAGGTTGAGTGGACCGATGCGGGCTTTATTGCTCGTGAGATGGCTAAGCGGTTCGATGCAACCATGACGGCTGCGGGTAAGCCTTACAGGGCCACTGCGGGGCAAGGCTGGATTGTGATCGACGCGAATGGCGGTCCTGACATCACTTCGGTGAAGACAGATGACGGCTACGCTGGGCAGTTGCTCAATGCGTTCCTCTATCAGGTCCAAGCGTTCAACAAGCTGCCATCACAATGTGTCGATGGGTATCTCGTGGAGATCACTGGGGAAGCTGCACGCTCTGGTGATAACTACTGGGTTCAGTACAGCGCCTCAGGGCTCGTCTGGAAGGAGGTAGCCAAACCGGGTATCATTGCGGGGCTCGACAAGACAACGATGCCAAGAGCGCTTGTGAGAGCTGCTGACGGCAACTTCGACTGGAAGGTCCTCGACTGGGTTGAACGTAAGTCAGGTGATGATGACACCAACCCGATGCCCAGCTTTATTGGAGCGCCTATCAACGAGATCTTCTTCTTCCGCAACCGTTTGGGTTTCCTCTCAGGCGAAAACGTGATCATGTCGAGGACCTCGAAGTACTTCAACTTCTTCCCTTCGAGCGTGGCTCAGGTCTCCGACGATGACCCTATCGACGTGGCGATCTCCCACAACCGTGTGTCGATCTTGAAGTACGCTGTTCCGTTCTCTGAGCAGCTCTTGCTGTGGTCTGACCAAGCTCAGTTCGTTCTCTCGTCTGCGGGCACGATGACTTCCAAAAGCATCCAGCTCGACCTGACCACTGAGTTCGATGTGAGCGACGGTGCTCGACCATACGGAATTGGACGTGGTGTTTATTTCGCTGCTCCTCGTGCCAGCTACACCAGCATCAAGCGGTACTACGCGGTACAGGACGTGAGCGATGTGAAGTCCGCTGAGGACATCTCTGCGCACATTCCGAGCTACATCAAGAACGAGGTCTTCTCGATCCATGGGTCGGGCACTGAGAACTTCGTAGCGATCCTCTCTGACGGTGATCCTTCCAAGGTGTTCATCTACAAGTTCCTGTACCTCAACGAGGACTTGGCGCAACAGAGCTGGAGCCATTGGACGTTTGGTGATGACACTAAGGTACTCTCTGCGACCTGCATTGGATCGTACATGCACGTTATCCTTGAGAGACCCTCTGGCATCACGCTGGAGCGTATTGAGTTCACAGCCAACACCGTGGATCTCCCAATGGAGCCCTACCGTGCCTACATGGACATGAAGGTTGAAGCGAGTGTTGAGCCTTTCAACGAGGACCTATACGTGACCACAATTGACGTTCCGTCGATCTATGGCGGTGTGCTGGGGACCAATGTTGTGCTGTACACGCTGGATCAACATGGTGTCCTTGAGAGACATGAGGCACCGCCTCGTGGCTGGATCGCTGGCTCCAAGATTGAACTCGTGGGTGATCGCTCTGGAGAGAAGTTCGTGGTTGGTCGGGAGTACACGTTCCACTATGAGTTCTCGAAGTTCCTCATCAAGCAAACCGCTGATGACGGCTCGACCAGCACTGAGGACATTGGACGGTTGCAGTTGCGCAAAGCGTGGCTGAACTACGAACAGTCTGGTGCCTTCGAGGTCAACGTGTACAACGGCTCAACCGAGTACGTGTACAACATGGCCGGGGGTCGCTTGGGTACTGAGCTGATCCTCGGTAGCTTCACGCTTGGTACTGGGCAGTTCCGCTTCCCGGTTGCTGGCAACGCTCTACGACAACAGGTTTCCATCGTCAGCTCCAACCCGAACCCACTCAACGTGATCGGATGCGGCTGGGAAGGGAACTACATTCGCCGGTCTTCCGGTATCTAACAGGCTTGGCGAGGGCGTAAAAACCCTCACTAAGGCCATAGGAGGCTTAAAGTTATGACTCTGAGAATCGTTAAGGCAACTCGTGATCACCTCGTGACAGCCGCTCTGGATCTCTCCAAGGGCGACCTTGAGGAGTTCCACTGCAACAAGGCTAACCGCAATCCGGTAGACGTTCTCCCGCTGCACCTCGACTCGACAACCCATGCGATTATGCTTGGGTCTCTTGTTTTGGCTGTAGGTGGTTCCCGTCATCCAGACATCTGGTTTGTCACGACGAACGTGGTTGAGACACTCGACCGGGCAGAACGCATTGGCTTCTACAGGCTCCTCAAAGAGCACCTTGCAGATGTCCGTGATCGTGGCCCGAACCAGAGCTTCACCAACTTCGTGTCGAAGAACAACAAGGGCCACATCCGACTGCTGGAGTCCCTTGGGGCTACCTTCCAGTCCGGCTATGTGATGTCTGAGGCCGGGTTTCAATTCAAGCAATTCTGGCTATAGGAGGTCACTGTCATGTGTGAACCAGTATCTATCGGCCTCGCTGCTGTTGCCCTTATCGGGGGCACGATGGCAGCTAAGGACGGCGCTAAGGCACGAGGTCAAGCGACCGATGCACAGCGTAAGACCCACATGGAACAAGTCCGTGAGATGAACATGGCTAACGCCAACCTCAACTTGGACATGAAGGACAAGCACGAAGCTGCCCGTGAGCACCTCGTTGAGGTCAACTTACAGGCTCTGCGGAATGAGTCCACTGTACGGGCCGCTATGGGTGAGTCGATGCTGTCTGGTCGATCCATGAAGGCCATCAAGAATGAGGTCGCTAACCAGTCCTCGAAGGAGCGCGTAATGACCGCTCAGAACTATCAGCGTGACTACCAATCAATCTTCGCCAACCAGATCGCCAACACCGAGAACACCAAGTCCTCTATCCGAGGCTCTGGTCGAATCTTCCAGCCGAACAAGCTGGGCACGGCTCTGGGTATCGTTGGGTCTACAGCTTCGGCTGCTGCATCTGGCTACAAGGGCAAGTCTGGTGGTGATGCACCTGCACCGAAAGGAGGAGCAGCCACATGAAGAACGCAATCCAAGGCGCCGTAGAGCAAGCTCGTGGCGGTCAAGTAGATCGCCTGCACGGTGCAACAGCCACACAGAACTTCCGTGCGTCAGTCCAACAGGCTCCTCAAGGAGACACCTCGTGGGCCGAAGGTATGGCGAAGTTCGCAAAGGGCGCTCAGGATGCTTACGGCACCTATGAGCAGCGCCAGAAGTCCTTGGCCGATGAACGATCCAACGAGATCATCCGAAAGCTGAGCCCTGAGCAGCGCCGTGAGGCACGAGCTAATGGGACCCTTCTGTATCAGGATGACCAGTCAGTGATGGAAGCCTTGAGCTTCAAGACTGGTCGCAACGCCGCCTATGAGGTGGACACTGAGATGAAGAACGACTTGGCACGCTATCGTACCCGTGAGGAGTTCGATGAAGCACGTCAAGCTCGCATGCAGCAGAAGGCCAAGAACTACGCTGAGGCGGCTGGTGTTAAAGAGGACGACCCGTTCTACCAGCAAGGCTTCAACGATAACATCACAGCTCGCAACGCTGCCCTCTATGACAGCCATGCGCAGTTCCTCTCGAAGCAGTTAGCGGCCCAGTCCACACTGGAAGCCCGCAACGACATCGCTCCGATGATGGACGACATCACCATTATGAAGGACCCTTCGGCGGGCAAGATGTTTGCCAGCTACCTGAACAAGGGTCTGGAGTCTGGTGAGATCCCGACTGACCAAGAGGCAATCGACACGCTGACCATGTTGGCGAACGATGCGGTCCACAAGGAACACGGCCTGAACCTCTTGGACACCATGGGCGAGCAGGAGCTGAACGTCCTCGGTGGCAAGCGCAAGATCAAGGACATCTTCGGTCCTGAGGTCTATGAGAACCTCAAAACGAAAGCCGGTGAGCAAGCCTACCAGCGCAACGCTGAGCAGACTCGACAGCTTCAACTGGGCATCACTCAGGCCGAGAATCAGGATGACCCTGCGACCGGATGGCAGATGATCCAGAAGCTGCGCCAGCAGAATGCTTGGCTCCAAAGCGATGACACGCTGACTCCTCAAAAGCAGCAGCTCATTGCAGCAGAGCAACGCATTCTGACCAAGACTCGCATGGACACTGAGGCTCGCTCCAAGGGCGTCATTAAGGCCACTCAGGCTGACAACCGGATTGCCCAGTTGCGACGTCAATACGAGTCCCGTATGGCCGGTGAGAACGTCAACGTGCGTCCTGAGGATCAACCCGTAGACGACAGCACTGGTGAGTTCAAGCGCTCTGATGCCATGTCGATGGCCCAAAGTGTCCTTGCGGACATCAAGAACTCTGGTCTGCCTGAGGCGAAGCAGGACGAACTCAAGGCCGGATACCTTCGGGCCGACTACGAGAATGGTCCGTTTCAGGAGATGTTCAAGACCAACATTACTGACGCTGAGCGTGAGTGGCAGTCTGCTCTGGTAACAGGCCAAGCTGGTGACTTCCCTCGCATCAACGAACTCAACCGTGCATACATGGCGGACCCTTCGACCATCTCGCAGTTGTACCCTGAGAAGGCTGGCTTCCTTGAGGAGATGAATGTGATGCTGCGTTCGGGCATTGACCCTCAGATCATGGTCGAGAAGGCCGTGGGACGGAAGGCGCTCTCGAAGGATGAGCAGATGTTCCAAGACCAGCAATGGGCTTCGGTCAAGAACGATGGCAAGGCTCCTGAACTCTCTGCGCTTCCACGAGGCATGGAGCAGACAGCTCGCTCGTTGTTCGATGCGTTCAACCTTCGGACTGGCGATGCCAACACTGCTGCCGATGAGGTCTCGAAGTGGCTCAAGGAGAACACCGTACAATTCGCTGATGAAGGCGGATGGAAGGACTCCACGGCCCGCTTGGGGATGCTCAACAAGAAGGACCTGATGATCGACCCGAACAACATCAAGTCGTGGGAACAGGGCAAGGCGATTGTCGATAAGACTCTTGCTGGGCTCAAAGAGATGCCCTACTGGGCTGGCTCCAAGGTAACAGTGGAAACCAACCCGGCTGGCGACATCGTTCTCAAGTCGTTGAACGGCAAACAGATCAGAATGACCAAGGAACAGATGCGCCTGATTCAGGCCGCTGAGGAACGTGCAGCAGATCAAGCACGCATGGCTGATAAGGTCAAAGGCGCGAAGAAACAACAGGAACTCCACGAGCGTTACATTCTCGGTGGAGGCCGTAAACAGTAACGTATAGAGGAGATCCACTATGAGTTTCGATCAAGAGTATGAGGCCATCAAGGCCAGCGGTAGCGAGTACGACGACCTGATTCGTCAAGCAGCAGATACCCATGGCGTGAGCTATGACTACCTGCACCGCAAGCTGTACTACGAGAGCCGCTTCAAGCCGGACGCCAAGAGCCCTACGGGGCCACGAGGTATCGGCCAGATGACCAAGGCCACGGGAGCTGCGTATGGTCTCAAGACTGACGCTGACTTCTTCGATCCGGCCAAGAGCATCGACGCGGCTGCTCGCTTCACCAAGGACCTCGTAGGGAAGTACGATGGGGATTACCTCAAGACTTCCTTGGCGTACAACCAAGGCGAAGGCCGACTGGGTGCTCCTCAGTTGGCAGCGTATGACACTGGCGATCTCTCGAAGATCTCCAATGAGGGACGCAAGTATATGAAGGCGATGGCACCAGTCGTTGGCGATAGTCCGGGTCTGCAACGTTTCCCAAAGGATTCGGCCTCTGACTTCGAGAAGTTCTCCGCTGGTACAGAGGCCAGTACAAAGGTAGCTCGCACTGGAGGCGTCGAGGTTGACGCTTTCGGTCTCGCTCAAGGTAAAACACCGACGCTCCAAAAGGGCGCCCGTGAGATGGAGATCGACCAAGAGGTTGCTCAGGGTCCTGAAAAGGACTTCTTCGAGGGCACTTGGCAGGCATCCAAAGATTACCTTGCGACCTCGCCTCTGGCTCAGATCTACCGGAACGTGACCGTTGAGGACCACGACCCGTTGGACTGGGTGAACCCTGCGGACACTTCAAGCTGGACCGATGAGGACTTCCAGAAGATCCGTGAAGAAGGGGTTGATCCTCAGTACTTCGGGTTTGTCATGGAGAACTCTCGTGGGCACCGCTCGAACCTTCCTAACTCAATCGCATTGGCAAAGGAGAACATGGCCTATGATGAACGAATCCGTTCCCAAGGTACGGGAGCCCAGTTTGTGGGCGGACTTGTTGGCGCTGCTGGTGATCCTCTTACTTACACTCCCATCCCCGGTCTTGGTAGTGGCCGCGTGGTATCTAACGTGGTCAAGCAGGCAGCATTTTCGGGTGCAATGTCAGTGGGCTCGGAAGCCCTGCGCGAACAAGCGACTGGTATCGAAGGTCATTACGGGGCTGCGCTGGTTGGCGGTGTCGTGGTTGGCGGTGGGCTCGCTGCTCTGGTTGAGCGTATCGCTGCTCGAAACGCACCGGCTCCTCGCATGGATATGTGGGACGGCGATCTAAACAAGTTCCTTGAGATGCACGGTGAGTCTGCTCTGCCAAACGAGTTCGCCTCTGCGACCACTCGAATGGAAGCCCGTGAGACTGCACGCCAGCTCGGTCAAGAAGACCCGTCTCGCATGGGTTGGCTGGATGGCGAGGAGATTCACTCTCACGCTGGTGTTGACTACACAATGCATCCTGATGAACCCGGTGCTGTTCGCTTGGGCGATGGGTCTATCCTGTCTGCCTCGAACCCACTTAACCCTCACACGCAAAGCCAGTTCACCTCGTTGGAACCTCAAAGGGCCGCTCGTGGTTTCACCATGGGTGGCTTCACTGAGATTGGCTACACGCTGAACCGTTCTGAGAACGCTGAGGTGCGTGGCATTGGTGAGCAGTTGTTCCGTTCCACTACAGGGACCACAACGGGAACTAACGGTAAGTTCGGTGCAACCGCATCGGATGTCATTGAGCGAATCCAAGCGCAAGACAACCTGAGCCACAACCAGATCGTGCAGTCCGTAAAGGAGGCGATCCGTGATGTGTCCTATGCTTCCCAACCGGGTACTCGTCAAGCCAAGTATGAGATGGCCTACCGTCGCGCTGCTGAGGCGATTGAGGACACTACAGGCCAACGTGCAGCTCAACTCACAGAAGGCGAGCGCAAGCTCATGGAGACCTTGAAGAAGCACTTCGACCGTAAGGCAGATCTCCTTGAGAACCCTGCTCAGTTCGGCAACCGGAACGCCACTTCGATCCTCCCTGAGACACGCCATGCTGGTTCGTACATTCCCAACGTCTACAGCGATGCTGCCAAGGCTGAGTGGATTCGCCGCTTCGGTGATGCTGATGGTTTGCAAAATGCTATCCGTGAAAGCTGGCTGGCGTCCTACGCTTCCCGTGCTCATGTGAAGCAGCGTGTTGACCGTTTCATCAAGGAACAGATCGAGAAGGAAGGGCAGGTTGCAACGCCTGAGGCTATCGCCGCTCGTGTTGAAGACTACGCCCACAACAAGGCTTTCGGTATCAGCCACACTCACGACTTCAACCGTAGCTCGCTCATTGACGATCAAGTCGATGGTGGTCTGGTTGGTGCTGAGAACAACAACTTCCTCGAAGCGCGTCACCTGTTCGATTCGGACATGGAGATCCCGCTGAACAGTGGTGAGGTGTTCTCGGTGAATGACCTGCGCGAGTTCGACTTGGGCCAGATCACTCCATCCTATGACCGCCGTGTGAACGGTGACATCGGGATCATGGCTGCAACTGGTCAAGACACCAAAGCTCTCAAGGACCGCATTGCGGCTCTGAAAGTTGCCAAAGGTTCCGACAAGGAGATCGCTGCACTACAGGACGCTGTGAAGCTGCTGACAGGCCGCTCTCGCCGTAACCCTGATAACGCCTTCGAGACAGCTTTGCGTGCCCTCAGTGACGCGAGCTTCTTCGCTAAGAACGCCTACATGGGTGTTCAGAGCATCTCGGAGATCGCCGGTCTGGTGACTAAAGGACACCTTCGGATGATGATGCACGGCGTGCCGTACCTCAAAGAGATGACCACTTGGGGCTCCAAGATCAAGCCTGCTCAACTCAAGGAGATGCACGACCTCGTGTTTGGCCGTGAGCTGGACAACCTGATCCGCCCTAAGCGTGCTGACATTGTTGAGCGTCTGCGTAACCAAGGGTCCTCGAACATCACCGCACAAGTGGTAGGCACCATGAAGTTTGGTACTCAGGAGCTGTCTGCTCGCAGTCCGTTCACTAAGTTCCTCACTGAGTCCTCGAACTACATCTCTGACGCTGGCCGTCAAGGTGTGATGATGGATCTGATCAACAACGTACACAGCGGCAAGAAGTCCAAGCTGTTCACCCCTGAGCGCCTCAAGCAGATGTCCATCACGCCAGAGCAATTTGCTGGCATGAAGAACCTCGTTAAGAAGCACTTGAAGCGTCAGCCAGATGGGCAGTACAAGATCGTCAACGCTCAGGACATGCAAGCGGACCCTCGCTCGATGGACCTCTGGCGTATGGGCGACAAGATCGCTGACGAGACCATCCTGCGTCCGCACAAGTTGTCCTCTCAGGACACCAAGGCGTATGGCGCTGGGATCAAGCTGGCGATGCAGTTCAAGAACTTCACCCTGCGTTCGATGAATGGCCGGATGATCCGTGGTATCCACGACGCCACCAAGAACGGTCAAGCGATTGACCAAGTGATCCAGCAAGCATTGGCTCTGGGTCTCGCAGTGGCAACCTACGCTGGCATGAAGTACGGCCAAGCGGCTTCCATGGATAAGGAGAAGCGTGGAGACTTCCTGAACAAAGCACTGGACCCGAACATGCTGGCCTACGCTGCGATCTCTCGGAGTTCTCACGCGGGTGCCCCTATGGGTATCGCTAACCTCGTGTTGGCTCCTCTGGGGTTCGATCAGGCCGCAATGGTCCGTTCGTCTATCCTCCCTCGTGGAGACCAGAAGAAGCAGCCTAAGGGCGGTCCTATGCTGTACCAACCGTCTCGCTCCGATGATGTCCAAGGTTTCCTTTCGAGGTCCCTTGAGCAAGTACCGGGTGCTGGCACCGTTCTGTCTGCCTATCAGGTTGGACACAGTGCCACCGGCTTGACCCGTGGAGAAGGCCGCAAGGCTGATCAGGGTTACATGCAAGCGATGTACAACGGTCTGCGAGGTCTCATCCCTAACGACCCGATGTCCCAGCGGATTCTCTTAGCTCTGATGCAGGAGCAAGGCATGGGCACCGAGTAAAAACCCTCACTAAGGCCACATAGAGATCATTCTGTGTGGCTATTTTTTAAGGAGAACCACTATGGCTTTAGCACCAAAGACGGTTTATACCTACCCGCTTGACGGCTCCAATCGGACGTTCGCCATCAACTTTGAGTACCTCACTCGGAAGTTCGTGCAGATCACCCTGATTGGTCAAGACCGTAAGCTGCTGGTACTGAACCAAGACTACCGTTTCGTTACCAGAACCTCGATCCAAACGACTATCGCTTGGGGTCCTGCTCAGGGTTATGAGACCATCGAGATCCGTCGCTTCACCTCGGCAACTGATCGACTGGTTGACTTCTCGGACGGCTCGATCCTTCGGGCATACGACCTGAACATCTCAAGTGTCCAAGCGCTGCACATTGCGGAAGAAGCACGGGACCTCTCTGCGGACACCATTGCGGTGAACAACGATGGTGACTTGGATGCTCGTGGTCGCCGTATCGTGAACCTTGCAGATGCCACTGATCCAAGCCATGCGGTAACTCTGCGGCAGGAACAGGAATGGGCTGCATCGACTCTGAGCAACCGTAATGCTGCTGAGTCTTCCGCCAATGCTTCCGCTCAGAGCGCCTCTGGGTCTTCTGCTGCACGGGACCGCGCCATCCAAGCTGAGAACAAAGCGAAGGAATGGGCAGTTGCTCCTACAGAGATCGACGGGGATCAATATTCCTCCCGCTCGTGGGCTCTGGCATCTGGTCGATTTGCTGATGACGCTAAGGCTTCCGCTAAGGTTGCAACTGACGAGATCGCTAAGATCGACGGGCAGGTTGACTTAGCGAAAGGCCATGCAGATCGCTCTAAGACAGAGGCTGATCGTTCTACTGAGCGAGCCGCTTCTTCTGCTGCAAGTGCGAATAGTGCGAACAACAGTGCGATTAGTGCAAGTGGTGATGCAACACGAGCGAAGAACTCAGCTAAGGACGCCTCGGAGGCTGGTCTACAGATGGGCATGAGCATGTGGGGCTATCGTCCACAACCTTTCAATGGGTTCGTTGTGGACGATGGACAGGAATTAGATCAGGCAACTTATCCTGCCTTTGTGCAGGCACTGCGAGATGGACTGTTCCCGACTACCGATGAAGCAACGTGGCAGGCTAACCCGTGGGCTCGTGGCTACTTTGTGCTTAACTCCAGTCCCGGCAAGTTCCGTATGCGTGACCTCAACGGTGCTCAACCGGGATCGTATGGCGGAGTGTTCCAACGAGGTGATAATGGCAATGTAACTCAACCGGGCAACCGTCAATGGCGGCCACACATCTTCCGGGATCAGATTCAAGATCACCGTCACCCTCAATCTGAGCGGTACTACGGGGATGGTGCTGATGGTAAGAATGGCGGCGTAGAGACGACAGTATCCAGCGGAACGGGTCAAGTCCACGGGAACCAAGCAATCCAGACTTATGACATTGTGAAGACTACAGGTATGCCTGTTGACGCGAAGTTCAAGGATGGTGCAAGAAACCCGTACAATGAACTTAACCCGGTCCGTCACGGTGCTGAGACTTATCCTGTACACGTAACTGGTGCATGGATGACGCGTCTGTTCGGGTTGATAACTCCACTCGGCTCCGCTGAGGCAAATAGCTTGGCTACCGCGTATGGAGCCCTATCTTCTCGTACCAGCGCCCTTGAGGGGCGTATGAGAACACTGGGTGATGGTCAGACATGGAAGGACATGACATCGCAGCGTACATGGAACACTGTCTACACGAACGACACCGGACGCTCCATTCAGGTAATCGTTCGTCTCAACCAGCAAAGTACGAGCCTTTCATATTTCTATGTTAATGACTTCCTGATTGGTTACTTCGGGCAGGCCAACATCGAAGGTGGCGGGCAGTGCTCCGCAATCGTTCCACCGGGTTCTGTCTATCGACTGATCGACGGACGTGGACGGAATACACTCAACGGCTGGTACGAGCTGCGCACCTAAAGGAGGACTCAATGCTTTCCATAGACTTCAAGGAAGGCGTCATCAAGGCTGCTCCCATTGCGGGGGCGGCTACCGCTGACGTTGCTACACGTTTCCAAGGGCTGACCATGAGCGACTGGTTTTACATCGCCGTGATCATCTACACCATCGCGCAAACCGTTGTGATGATCTTCAAGACCGTCAAAGACGAGCAGCGCAAAGACAAGGAGGGATAACCTATGTCGTCTGACGTTCTGCAACAACTGCTGGAGGCCATCGACACCGAGAAGGCCCGGTACATGCTGTCTGACCTGCGTGACCCTGAGAAGCGCACTCCGCAGCTCTACAACGCAATCGAGAAGCTCCTTGAGCGCCACAAGTTCACCATCTCCAAGCTGACTCCTGATGCTTCCCTTCTGGGCGAGCTGGCGTCTGCACTGGATGAAGTGGATGAGCTGACTGACGCTGAGCTTTACACTCAACACTAAAGGAGAACCCATATGCTCAATCTCAAAGAGATCGTCATGTGGGTCTTTCTGTTACTCGCTGCGGCTGGCTTGATTTACGTCAAGGGTCGCACAGATGAAGCAGAGGCCCACACCAAGAAACTCAACGATGCGCAGATCGCGCTGATGAAACAAAAGGAGGAACATCGTGTTCAACTTCAAGAGACCCAAAGCAAGATCGAAGGTGAGTGGCGTCAAAAGAACCAGTTGGTGGCGAGCGCTGCTGCTCGGACTGTGGATGAGCTGCGTGGTAGTAACATCCGGCTGTCAGTCAAGCTCGCAGATGCAACCATCGCCAGCGTCACAGACGGTAATCAGTGCAGAGCTGATGGCCGAGCCGAACTACACCGAGAGACTTCTGAATTTCTTATCGGAGAAGCCCAGCGAGCAGACGCCCAAGTAAAGGCACTGCAAGCAACCATTCGGAACCTACAGGAGGTGCGCCATGAGTAACGCTCAGAAGCGCAGACAGCGCACCAAAGAGGAGGAGCTGGCCTACATCAAGGGTAACTTTGTTGTCTTCCTGTTCGTCCTCTGGCGAGCCCTGAACCTGCCTAAGCCGACCAAGTGTCAGATCGACATGGCTAAGGCGCTCTCAGGGAACCCCAAGAAGCGATTCATCCTGCAAGCCTTCCGGGGCATCGGGAAGTCCTTCATTACGTGCGCCTATGTGGTGTGGAAGCTCTGGAACAATCCAGACCTCAAGTTCCTCATCGTGTCCGCATCGAAGGAACGCGCTGACGCCAACTCGATCTTCATTAAGAGGATCATCGACCTGTTGCCGTTCCTGCACCACCTCAAGCCTCAAGCGAAGCAACGGGATTCGACCCTGAGCTTTGACGTTGGCCCAGCCAAGCCTGACCACTCGCCTTCCGTTAAGTCGGCTGGTATCACTGGTCAGATCACTGGTTCGCGTGCTGACATCTTGATCGCGGATGACGTGGAAGTACCGGGCAACTCTGGCACTCAGGCCGCTCGTGAACACCTCGCCACTTTGGTGACTGAGTTCGATGCGATCTTGAAGCCGGGTCCTGACAGCCTGATTATCTATCTGGGTACACCTCAGTGCGAAAACACGCTGTACCGCTCGCTGGAATCCAAAGGCTACAGCACCACCATCTGGCCTGCTCGCTATCCTGCCGATCAGAAGGCTCTGGAAGCCTATGGGGATCGTTTAGCGCCTATGCTGCGCAATGACCTTATGAAGGACAACGGCACCTTCTGGGAGCCTACAGACCCTGTACGATTCTCCAATGAGGATCTCATGGAGCGTGAGCTGTCCTACGGGAAGGCTGGCTTCGCAATGCAGTTCATGCTCAACCCGAACCTGAGCGATGCTGAGAGATACCCTCTGAGACTGCGTGACTTGATCGTAGGGAGCTTCTCTGCGGACATGGCGCCTACGTCCTTCCAGTGGATGCCAAACCCTCAGAACCTCGTTACGGGCCTCCCAGTGACTGGCCTCAACGGTGATGCGTACCATCGCTATCACAGTGCTGGCAACCAGTCCGCTGAGTACACCGCAAAGATCCTCGTGGTCGATCCAAGTGGCCGTGGTAAGGACGAAACCGGCTGGGCAGTGCTGTACATGCTCAACGGCTATATCTTCCTCATGGACGCTGGTGGATACCGTGGAGGGTACGATAAGGAGACCCTACAGAAGCTCGCCAACAAGGCCAAGCAATGGAAGGTCAATGAGGTCCTCGTAGAGGGCAACTTCGGTGATGGCATGTACTTGCAGCTCCTGACTCCTATCCTTACCGCTACGTGGCGCTGTGCGCTCATTGAGACCAAGAGCAAGGGTCAGAAGGAACTCCGCATCTGCGACGTTCTGGAGCCTGTCATGGGTAGCCATCGTCTGGTGGTCAATGAGAAGGTGATCGAGGATGAGTACCGTCTTGCCCACGATAACTACAAGGATGACGGTGGGATCGAGACTGGATCTTCCTACAGTCTGTTCTACCAGATGACTCACATCACTCGTGACCGTGGAGCCATCAAGCATGATGACCGGCTGGATGCTGTAGCCATTGGCGTGCAGTACTTCACCGAGAGCATGGCGAAGGACTCGAAGGTTGGCGAGAGTGAACTCATGGAGGAATTCCTTGAGCACCACATGAGCGATGATCGCATGGGCTTCAACTCGATGCGTGAACTGACCATGGGTGACTGCTCGATCCAGTACGAGGATGACGGTATGGTGTCCAACTACATGGGCTGGTAGATTTGCACGTTAGCGACACGTTCGACGAAGATTAAAAACCCTCACTAAGGCCCCGGAGAGTCCGTTCCTATAGATACTTAAAGAGCACAGTTCGATGAACATGTTCTCAGAAGTTCCTCTGTAGGGACCCTCTCTGGTGCCCTCTGTGATGATGGTGTTATTACACCTCACATATTCAACACCTAAGGGAGACTCACATGAAGACCACTGCTAAGACGTGGTTGCTCGTGGGTCGCAAGCTGTTGACCACCAAGGCCACCTACAAGCTGGTTGGTCTGATCTTGGTCATGGCTGGTCTGGTAAAGGGTGAAGTGGTAACTGGTCTCCTCGCTGAGATCGTGTGTGCCCTCCTCGAAGGATGCGTGTGACGCACCGGCTCAATTTCGGTATGCTTGTCAGCCTACCTCATTGAGCAGTAAGAGCAACCCTTTAGGGTAGTCTATAGGATCTTCTGTAGGCTATCCAAAGGAGAGCTGGGTCATTAGGGTTTTCATTAGGAGGCCCATTAGGATGCCCTTTGAGAATATGACAGAAAAATCTGAGAGAGCACCTTTCAGTGACTAAAGCGGCCAGTACCCCCGTAGGGCCTCTTTCAGCTCACTCAAGGGACTACCTACCCCTTGGCCTTTCAGGACTCTTTGAGGATCATTGAGGGAATCTATGGGGTTCTACATGATGACTCTCCGTTGGTGGGTGTGGGGATCATTATGAGGCCCTTTAGGGTGCCCGTCAAGAACTCTTTCAGTGTACACTTGTGCTCTCATCTGTCTCTATCTGTAAGGGCATCTAAGGGAACACCATAAGGATGACCAGACACCACCATCATAAGGAGCCCTAAAGGCTTGACATAAGGACCAGTCATAAGGTACGTGCGTATACGCGGTTCATTAAGAGCGGCCTAAGAGATGGTGACGTGAATTATTCTCT